TGAACATATAGTTAACAAAGTTTGGTTTGTATGACAAGTGTGTTGCTATTTTTAAAAAACACTCACCAAGATAATTACTGATGGCGGGTGGGTCGATTCCTTTTTCTTTAGCAATGGCACATTTGCTGCGATAGACAATCATTGCTTCTAACAATTCCTTATTATTGACATAATGATCGGATCTTTTTCGTGGCATTATAGTTACCTTTCTGTGTATATTATAACATAGCTTGACAACTATGCAAAATACATGTACAATAGCCTTGTGGGCGTTTCAAGATCATACTGTAGTTGATATTCCAGGTTTATCTATAGCAAATATTTTCTCTAGAGATACTCTAGCGGTGTCTACATTTCCTAACTTACCCATCTTTTCACTAATATTTACACGGTTGGCGGTCGTTGTTTTTCTTCCTAGGTTGTAATGTTGATATGCTGCTACCATCTCATGATCAGGTTCTAGTTCTTTCAATGTAATAATTTTGTCAAATGATAAACGATATATTTCATCTTCTTCTGGAATAGTTATCCAAGGAACTAATCTAACTAATGTATTTGTTCCTTTATGAGTCAACTCTACTTTTAGCGGTTCGGCAATAAAGAAGCAAGGTTCTATACCACTATCATCCATAGTGGTGACTGCTATTATCTCTTCACCAGAAATTAATTTAAAAACAAAATAGGTATCTTCTTTTTTCATTGTTTCTCCTTTAATGAAACTCTGACAAGATCATAATTAAAGTGTTCTTCATTATATATTTTAATTCTTTCTAGTAGATGATTCAATGTGTAATTCTTTTTTGTCTCTAAGTTTGGTAGAGTTACTCTACAATCATCTGCTATATCATACAAAGTTGCTTTAAATTTATTAGATCCTTTCCTTAGAACCCTACCAATACTTTGTAGATTGCGTATTCTACTTTTGCTAGGAGATGCAAAAATGACATTATGTAAGTTCTTAATGTTAATTCCTGTAGAAAAAGTACCATAAGAGGCAACAATGATTGCATTTGATTCCTTCTCCGTTATCTCACGAACCTGTTCTCTATCTTCAACATCAACTCCTCCGTGTATAAAGAACACTTTACGATCATTAACTGTATTTATTAGATCGTATATGATCTGACCGTGGGTTTCTACCCTACTATACAGTATTAAGGTATTACCTTTAAGGTCTAACGCTAGATTTTTGATAAAATTGTTTCTTTTCTCATGTGATATAAGGTATTGTATCTCTTCTTCATAGGTATCGAAGCATACTTTACCACTCATAGGGTGTTTTAGTAGTATAATTTTAGCATTTAACTTAGCAAGATACCCCTTCTCCATCAATTCATGTGTCTTAACTGTCTTATATGAAGGTCCGAACAGTCCTTCGAGGACAAGGCGGTTTGTTTGTGTGCCATCTAGTGTACCTGTAAAACCTACGCGATATTTACAGTCGTAGAGTTTATTCATGATACTTGTCAAAGATTTAGCTTTAAACAAATGTGCTTCATCTCCTATTATAGCACCAAATCTCTCAAAGTATGTCTTAGGTAGTTTATACACTGACTGCCATGTGGTAATGATCACATCTTTGTCAGACCTAGGATCAGTACCTGCATATACTTTATGGCAATGTGCCTTTGCGTTCCAACCATAGTCCTCAAAGTCTTTGAACATCTGCTCTACCAGAGATGTCGTAGGAACTACTATGAGTGTTTGTAAATTTTTAGATGCCCAGAATCGTGTAAGGGCATAGATCATTAGAGACTTACCAGATCCTGTAGGTGATAGTAACAGTTTACGCTTGTTGCGTAATGCTTCGTAGATACCTTTATACTGATAGTCTCTAACTTTATGTGGTAATTTTAATGTTTTTATCCAGTCTCCTAGTCCTTCTGGAGTAACGAATTCATCCACTTCCGATGGAAGTCCGTAAAATTCGTTGTCCCGATGTATGACTTCGTACCCCCTTTGCTCGCAAAACGCAACAATATAAGGGAGAAGACCAACATAAATCTCGCCTGTACCTGGGGAGAATAGCTTAATTTTCCCATCCCAATACCTCTTTTTATAAGCTGACATGAACTTCGCTTGAGGAACCTCGAAGGTAAACTCGTCTGCCAACTCGTATTGAACGTGGGGTTCACATTCTACTGTTAGGTAAACTTCGTTCTTCTTCTTAATGTAGACATTAGATTTCATAACCCTTCAAAAATTTCGCGAACTCAATCGCATTCTTAATATAAAATGATCGGTTATTAATAGCCTGCATAATGGCTTTCAATGCTTCAACCATCTGGTTATAGTACTTGAGTTTAAGAACGGACTTAGAGTATACTTCATCAGCTTCCAGATATATTGGAACATCTGTCTTGATGAGTTTTATGGGAAATGGTTTATCCGCTTTACCAGTATAGTACTCCCACCTATGACGGTAGGTTCGCTTTACATCTAACTCTGCCTGATCCCGTAGGGTCGTAAAGCTATTGTAAAGTCTTAAATATTTAGCATGTAATTTGGGGATCTCTAAACTGTCATGATCTAATTTTTCATCATTTAGTTGTGAGTCTTTCTCCCACATGTCATTCAAAGTTTCTAGGTTCATACTTTATTATTATTCTTATCCGTTATCTCGTATATGGTATACTTGAAATTTACCTGTGCTGTGAAGTAATTGATGTCAGTTGCTGACGCATCAAACTCAAGTGTACTTAAACTTGTAGGGAATATATTAAAAAAGTTAACAGTTGATATTGCATTGTAGTTGCTGTTAAGGATAAGTAAACGAGCATCACTCATTTGCTTATCAAAATCCTGAGGTCTACCTAGTTCTTCTACAGTATCAAGATACTCATAGAATTCTGATTGGTGCTTAGGGTTTGTAAGTCCTTTCAACCACTTGTAGATTTCATAGTAATTATCCAAGTCTTCATTCACTAAGAAACTTAGATTCAGATCACCAAAGGTCATCTTATCACCAGGTAATTCATAGTCCTTAATGGGTGTTTGAATCTCTTTACTACCAATTTCTACAGGAGGTATTGATGCAGATTGACAAAAGTAATCTACGTTAGGGGTTCTACCAATGACAAACTTAAAACCAACTGGAGATAAAAAGTTCTTATTGTTAGGAGTGAATAATGTACTATCCATTAGTTAAACACAGGTCTCCATAGGTATTTATTATAGCATAAAAAAGAGGGTCTTGCGACCCCCCTTATAAAAGTTTTAGTGCATTGGTTTAATCGAATACGTTTTTGCATATGCGTCTACACGCATTGGGTAAGTCTGCACATTCTATCAGACAGTCAAAGTAATCGTCGATCTTCGTTATGTTGCTTTCGCTTGTAGATGGGTCATCGGTCATACTCCAACCAGCTAATTGGTTATGTGAAACTCTGTTGTGCATTAAAAGCCTCCGTTATTTTACACCATCATATAGAGGGGTAGGTTGCATTTCCTTTCCTCCAATCCTACTATTATGTAGGCGAATCAACACTGTATTTACCGCTACATTGTAATAAAAAGAAATGCCTACGAGTTTATACCTAGACAAAAAAAGAGACCCCTTAGGGTCTCTCTGAAGTGTATGTAACGCGAAGTTTACATTAGGTTAGCAACTTTAACTCTTCTGTAGTATGCGTTGCTGTTAAGGTTACCAGCAGCTTGTGGATCTGAATCAGATAAAGCAGCAAGTCCCTTAGCGAATGGGTTAAGAACCATTCCGTAACGAGTTTTAAACCCGATACGTGGCTGGAATGAATCCTGTCCAATCGCTCTGTACATTTGTAGCGGAACGTAAGGACAATAGAATAATCCTGCGTCGTATGCATTAGAACCTTTGTATCCAACAACGTAGTACTGATCAGAACTTACGTTAGCTGAATATGGGTCGATGTATACTCTGTAACGGCCGTTGAGTGTTCCAACGAAAGTATTACCAGTGTCATCAATCTCTCCAAGAGAGTTTGTAGCACCACCGATACCTGAATCGTAATCTAGAGTTCCACTCATAGCAAGTGCGGATGCAACGTCAGCAGATGTGACGATGATGTTACCCTTTCCTCTACGAGTTTCCTGTGCGATTGCGTTGGCATCTCTTTCGATTTGGAATAATAGTCCTTTGAATTTCTCAACTGACCATCTACCATTACTGTCTACGTCTAAGTCAAACACACCTTGGTTGGCAACGTTTGCTTGAGCACCTGGTTTTGCACCTCTGTATACAGTTCTAACAACTTCTCTGTTGATTTCAGCAAGGATCTCTGTTGAGAGAATGTTTGCCAACTCAGACTCTGCATCTAATCCGTGGATAGCTTTCAAGTCTTGAGCAAGTTCAACTGAGTAGTCTGCTCTTAGTGCTC